TTTTACTTCTGTTGATGACTATTATTTACATACAAGATATACAGAACAAATGTATATTAATTTACAATTGTCACAATCTATTTTTAATGTAACAGAACTCGATACAAGTTGGAATAGATTATCTTCAAGACAAAAACTAAATGGTAAAATTAATCACTATATAGGACCACACAAAAAAAGAATGATATGAAAAAATACTTAGAAATAGCAGCAGGCAAATTAAAATCTGATGAATGGGTTGGCGTAAGAGACGTACCTACAAGAGACCCCAACGTAATGCAATACGACATGACAGATTTGCCTATGAAAGATGTTAAAGATAATACGTTTGAGGGTGTATATAGCGAGCACTTTATTGAGCACATATACAAATATCAAGGTGTAGATTTCTTTAAAGAGATGTTTAGAGTATTAAAACCAGGAGGTGTAATTAGAACTATTTGGCCACCTTATGAACTTGTAGAAAAGCTTGTAAGTAATGAGAAACTGACTGACAAAGAAGAATATTTTGTTGAGCATTATTACGGCCATTTTGTAAGTAAAAGAAATTTTGCACCACCAGGTTTTACACATAAAAGTAAAAGAGAGCAATGTGCACTTGGATTATTGTATCAAGGAGGTGAACACCGATGTGTATGGGCAATAAAAGATTTAAAACAAGAATTAGAGAGTATTGGATTTGTAAATGTAAAAGAACAACAATACCAAGAAAGCGATTTTGGTCCATTTAAAAATTTAGAATATAAATGTGAAGTAAGAAAGTCGCATTCGGCAATAGTAGAAGCAATTAAACCGTGAAAATTATAACAAACATAGATAAAGATACGTATATCAATTATTGGTTGCCCCTTGTGTATAAACATCAAGATAGTTATTTTATATTTTATACATTACACGAAATGCCTAAGGTTATTAAGCCTGTAAATATGATGCTTCTACCTACGCTAGCAGAAGCAACTAAATATATTAATGATATTGCGTTTTTAACACAAAGTAATTTGATACCTACGTATGAAACGATGGTTTATTTAGAAAATTTAAAAAGATATAAGTTTATAAATCCAACGGTACAGGACACAAACGAAAGTACAAATTCATTTACAGTAAGAAATGATTATAAAGGCCAATGCGCAATTGAGTATTCTATGGATTATGATTTAAGAGATAACACTAAATTAACTGTGTATAAGGTATGAGTTTAGTAAGAGTAAATCAGTCAGCAAATAAGTATCGCTTAGGCGATGCTATTCTATTAGATAACTCGGCTCGTAATAAAATAAAAAATTTTCCTAATACAATAGCACACGATTATTTGACCGCAACTGGATGGGCTCCGAAGTTTTTTGATAAAGATATAATCACACGAATTATTAATGAACACATTAAAAAACATAATTATAAAGCACCCGAAACAGAAATAGTTTTGCATTGGAGATTCCACCCTTACTTTGAACTGGAAAGATTAGATAGGTTAAAAGAAGTTATAGGTAATAGAGAAGTCACAGTCTGCGCAGCGCTTCATTCGAATGAAACCAAAAGTTTAAAAGAGTTTAACGAATTTATTAATCAAGATAATGTAAAGTTGCAATCTTCTCTAAATGCTGATGAAGATTTTTGTTTTTTATTTCAAGCTAAAAAACTTATAATTACTAAAGGTAATTTTGGTAATGCATTATATGAAATACGAGATAAAAACGAAAACACCTTTCGTTTGTAATTACATAAATAATTAAAGTGAAAAATATAATATTACAACATTGGACAGGTGAGCTAGGCGAACTAGAAAAACTTTCTCAAGAAAATATAAAGAAATACGCAAAGTTTTGTGGAGCTGAATATCAACTAGTGCAAGGAGACGTTTTTATGGAGGGTCTTACTTCTCCTTGTCAGAAAATGTATATGCTCGATGAAAAGTGGGATGAGTATGATATAGTTGTAATGTTAGATATTGACATGTTTACCAGAAAAGGATTAACGGAAAACATATTTACAGATGTAAAAGGTATTGGAATGTACGCTGATGTACAAAAAAGTTTGCATAAAAAAATACACAATAGATTTTCTCATCTATTAGATTTAAGATACGCATATTGGGGTGGAGCAATCTGGCGTTTAACAAAAGAACAAAGAAAAAAATTACGTAAGCATGTAAATAAAAAAGAGCTAAGCGTATTTAATGGCGGGTTTGAAGACGAAGGTATGATGGCACGATTAGCAACATTAGCAAAAATACCTGTAGATTCAGAAGTCTTGCCAGGTAATTTTGCTTGGTGTCATTGTAGTTATAGAGATGGTATAGAAAAATCTAAAATGATTCATATTAGACCAAAGGTAACACCTACAGGACCAAAAAGACCAAAGATAGAAAATTATAATGCTTTAAAAGAAAGGGGCTTAATATAATGTGGGACGATTTTTTAAATAGAATAGAAACAGAATTTAATTCTGATAAGAAAACTTTTTTGCAACGACCATTAATTAAAAAAACTATTGCATGCATTGCAAACGAATTATGTGATAGTATTTCTTCACAAATAGGTACAGAACATTTTATTCAAGAATCAAATATTGGTGCACCAAGCTTGTATAAAGGATATACACTTGCAAGTTATCAGCATTATTGGTATATTCATTTAGTTGAAAAGCACATTAAGCCAATAGGAGATTTTAATAGTATCGTAGACATCGGTGCTGGTTATGGAAATCTTCGTAGATTAATAGGGAATAGATGTGAAAATTATTCAATAGTTGATTTTCCTATAATGCACGAAATACAAAAATACTTTTTAGAAAATAATAATATTGATAATACAAACTTTATTTCTCAAAATGAAATCAAAGAAGCTGATTTGTTATTTGCATCACATAGTATTTGTGAAATACCAATAGAAGAAAGAGATTTCATTCCGTGGGGTAAATTCAAAAATGCATTTGTATATTTTAATCCTACAGCATTTGGATTAGACAATGATAAATATTTCAACGAAATAGCAGAGGAACATAACGGAAAAATTTTCATTGATGAAATAAGACCGAGGAAAAAATATTTGATAATATAAATTATGGAAACAACAAATCCAAATGAGTTATTAACACATAAACGTTTTGACGTTGTTATCAAATATATGTATGCATCGAATTTATCAAGTGATTATTATAAAAATGCATATAAAGAACATCTTAGGATTTGGAATGGTTTTTATGAGGGAACACCAAGAAAAACTGGCTTTGAACAATTTGACAATGCATTCAAATCAATAATTAACAATGTTGTTGACGAGCCAGTTCCAGTAAATCCACAGGGTCATATTGCAAATGGTGCTCATAGATTAGCTGCAGCGTTGCATCATCAAAGACCTATTAATATTAGAAATACAAACTCAGATGAAAATTACGATATTGAGTGTGATTATAAATTCTTTGCTAAAAAAGGATTATCAGAATCTATCTTAAAAAGAACAGCAATAGAATACTCAAAACTCAAATCTAATACATATGTCGTTTGTTTATTTCCTGTTGCTCATACTCGTATTGATGAAGTTATGAATATAATTAACAAGTATTCTAATGTGTTTTATCAATCAACTGAAAAATTAAATTCTGAGGGACAAGTTGGTTTAATGAAAGAAATATATCTTTCTGAGTCAATCAAACAGAAAGTAGTTACAGAATATGGTTGGGCGAATGAAGAAGGTATAAGAAGAAAGGCAAAGCAATGTTTTAGAGGTAAAACGGATGTAACGTTTGTATTAGTGGATGCAAAGAATATTGATGCTGTAAAAGAAATGAAAAGTAAGATTAGAGCATTATTCAACGTTGGTAATCATTCTGCTCATATTAGCGATTATCACGAAGATGCTATTAGAATATCCAAAACTGTATTCAACGACAATAGCATACATTTTCTTAATAATAGAAAAAATATTTTATTTCCAAATTATAGTAAACTTATTAATGCTGAAAAACCAGACGATAATAAAGTGATTACTGGTTCAACTATATTATCATTATATGGTTTAAGAGATTGTAAAGATTTAGATTTCATTTATTATAATAATGCGCCGGCTGACGCTCATAATCAGTACATAGGAACAACTTATAAATTAACTCTCGATGATATTGTTAATAATCCAAAATATTACATGCATTATAATGGTTATAAATATGTTTCTTTAAACGTGATAAAAAACATGAAGAAGATACGAAATGAACCAAAAGATATTGTAGATGTGCAATTAATAGAAAAAATAAAATGAAAAACTTAATATATCAATGTTGGTATGGTCCTATGAGATCAGGCGTAGAAGCAAGTAGAAAAAATATGAAAGCTTATGCAGATTCTATTGGCGCTGAATATAGATTTGACCATGATATAGTTCAAGCAGGAAAAATTTGTGACTGCCCAACCTATTATGAATGGTTAAATCCTCTTCTTGACGAAACCTTTTGGGAATATGATAACGTTGCAATTATTGATGTAGATATTTTTGCCGTTAAAAATTTAAACGAAAATATTTTTAATCGTATGAAAGATTACGAAGTTGGCATATGCGAAGAGCCATTACAACCAAGATTAAGAACAGAGCAAGTTGTTGGTGGTTGTATATGTAATGCAAATGACGAAAAGTGGTTACAAGTAGTAAAAGAAAAATGGGGCGTAGACTTGCCACGTGATGACGCAGGTAGACCAAAAGTATATAACGCAGGAATGGTAGTATTTTCAAAAGCTGGATTAGAAAAAGCTCGTAAAACTTGGGTACCATTTCAAGAATATATGGACTATATACGTTCAAAAGGAATGAAAAGATTCTATTGGCTTGACCAAAACTATGCGCATGCTATGTTAGAAGTATGTAATATGAAATGGACAGAACTAGATAGAGGCTGGAATAGTCAAATACATTATTGGGGCCAAGGAAATCCTAGGCCTGTAATTGATCAAAGAAATTATAATACTAAATTTGTTCATGTACAGTTAAGAGGTGCAGATGATTTCAGCGAAGAAAAACTTTATAAAATAACTAACCTCGAACAGAAAGATTGGGGGCTATAATGGAAATATACGAATACAAAGATTACGAGGAATATAAGAAAATACAAGTTGAAACTAATAAGTCAAAACTCGCTCGAGGTTGGAGTTATTTTAATCAGCCAGGACCGAGAAAGACTATTATAACTGAAATGGCTACAAAACATCTTGGAGAAAATAGTGATGATAAAGATGTTATATGTCATGGTACTCGTGGAGGACATGAGCAGCAATTTTTTAAATCATTATATCCAAATGGTAATACAATAGGAACAGAAATTAGTGATACTGCTGCAAGATTTCCTATGACTGTTGAATGGGATTTTACTAAACAAAATTCAGAATGGGTTAATGGATTTGATATTGTTTATTCTAACTCTTTTGACCATACAATAGACCCTCAAGAAACTTTACGAGTATGGCATGAGCAACTTAAAGAAGGCGGGTTTATGTTTATTGAATGGTCAGAAAGACAAGCAATAGGAAATAAAAATGACCCTCTTAAAGCTACCTTTAAAGAAATTGAAGAATTAGTAGTTGAAGTAGGATTTGAAATAGTTGAAACACAACGCATAGGACCAATCTCTGGCAATATGTATATATGTAAAAAAATATAAAATTATGTTAACAGCAAAAATAGAAAAAGCAGAAACATTAGAAGAGTTTTATTCGCAGATTAGAACTCAACAAGAAGACACAAAACATCATGGCCCTCATTATTGTGCACACCACGATTTTGTACAAAAGTATATGCCCGAATGTGATTCTTATAAAGAATTAGGATTACACCAAGGAGCTTCTGCAGCCGCGGCATTATTAGGCGGTGCTAAAGAAGTACATTTAATTGACCACACTCTTGAGAAATATAATTGGGAAAAACATTTATTTGAAAAGTTTGCTGAAGAGAATGATGTAAATTTAAATGTATATGAAATGAGTTCTATTGATAAACAATGCGCAGCTCAAACTGATATGTTGATGATTGACTCATTACACAAATGGTCTTGGACGATTCAAGAATTAGAATTACATGCACCAGTTACTAAAAAATATATTGTTTTTCACGATACTGCGATCGTAAATAAAAGACCATCAGATATTGGACCTGGTATACGTGAATGGTGTAAACATAATGATTGGAAAGTGCTAGAAGAAGAAACAAAAAATGTAGGCTCAATGATTATAAAAAGAATATGGAAGCATACGTAATTGGTGATGTAAATAATGAAACGTCCTTTTGGGCAATGACTGCATGCGTTCGTACCGCAACTATTCCCGTAGAAAGATTTCAGCAGGTATCTGCAGAAGATATAACAGAGAAAGAGCTCAAGCAATACTCTTATCCTATTGGTGAAAGTGTATTATGCAAAAAATCTAATCTAGTGTTACATGGTCGTGGATACGGTAGTAATATAAAAGCTAAGATTGCATGTACTCGAAGTCACATGGCTTTATGGAATCGATGCCTCGAACTAAATGAGCCTGTAATGATTCTTGAACATGACACAATTTTTACTCGATTCTTTGAGCCTTTCGAGTTTGAAGGTGATATTCTTGGATTGAATGACCCTAGAGGTGCAACGAGAAAAGCAAATATATTTCACGATAAAGTTTCAGCAAAAGAAGGTGTTTCAGATTGCCCTATGGTTGACTATCAAAACGTGCCCCAAGGTTTAGCAGGAAACTCTGCTTATATAATTAAACCGTCTGGTGCTAAACACTTACTTAATCTAATTGATGAATATGGATTCTGGCCAAATGACGCAATCATGTGTAATCAGCTATGTCCTAATATGCTAAAAGTTGTTTATCCTTATTACACTAAAGTACAGGGCACAAAATCTACTACAGTGAAATGAGACCCTTTGTTATAACTATTTCAGATATTGAAGAGTCTGTAAAATCTTCTCAAAGGTGTATCGATTCTGCAAAAAAGTTTGGAATTGATGTAGAGATATTTGAAGCATACACACCAAAAGATAAACCATTCGATGTGTTTAAGAAGCTTGGTATTCAACTATCAGATAGAATATATAAGAACCCACATCTAAGAAATTTAGATGCACAGTGTTCTTGTTTATTATCACACTATTCTTTATGGCAAATGGCAAGAGCTTTGAATGAACCGATTTTAGTACTAGAACATGATGCTATCTTTGTAGATAAACTGCCAGATATTAAAGACTATCTTCTAGTTAACTTGGCTAAGCCTTCATTCAGCAATTATAAAGAGCCAAAAAAAGGTCTTCACCCTTTTCCAAATCCACACCTGAAAGGGGCTCATGGTTATGCTATATCACCAGCTGGTGCAAATAAAATTATGGAGACAATAAATAAAAATGGTATTTGGGCCGGTGCAGATGTATTTCTAAATTTTAGATGGATGCAAGAATACGCTCCTTGGCCAATCGAAGCCAAACCAGAATTTACAACTATACAATACGAATTAGTTGCAGCAAATACAAAAGGAATTAATAAAATTATTAAACAATGATACCAAGAAAATATGAAGGTGAAACTGTTGTAATACTTGCGACTGGCCCAAGCTTAAGCGAAGAACAGGTAAATTACGTTAAAGGCAAAGCTCGAGTAATTACTGTTAATAATTCTTATCAGCTTGCGCCTTGGGCTGATATTCACGTAGCGTGTAATGACAATTGGTGGGACTATTACTGGAAGAATGATGAGGTTCTTCGTAATATGAATGCAGATAAGTATACGCGTTATCAACATCAAGCAGATAAATTTGGTATTACATTTATTGACTCTATTGTGAAAGACGGTTTATCAAAAGACCCATCGGTAATTCATATCAATAAAGGTAGTGGACCAATTGCAATTAATATTGCAACACTATCTGGTTTTAAAAAGATAATTTTACTTGGTCACGATATGAAATTTGCAAATGATTATAATGGTAGACACAAAAAAGTGGGCTCTACTCCTAGACACTACTTTGGGGAATATCCAAAAGAGATGCAACATTTTCCTCAATCAAAAGAATCAGTAGATAATAATGGTGTTATTATTGGTTTGATTGCCGCTTATGAGGGTATGGTAAAAGATTTAGATGGTATTGATATAGTAAATTGTACGCCAGATAGTCATCTCCCAACATTTAGAAAATCAAAATTAACAAACGAATTATGAAAAGACCAACATTATTATGGATAACTAGTAGAAGTCGTTCTTCTCTTGTGGCAAAGATTTTTCTTAATCATGGTCTATGGTTAGGTGATGGCCCAGTCTCATCTGGTGGCTCTTATCTTTCTTACGAAAATAATTATCTCAAATCATTACAGAAAAAGTACAACAATAATCTTTTACCCATAATGGAAGAAACAAAAGAATCTAATTCATTTAATGAGAGTGTGAAAAAGCATGTAGGTTCTAAAAACTGTTGTTTTAAAACTGGCATAGAACATTTTAATATGTGGAAAGCATTTGAGCCTTATAATATTTTTATTAGACGAGATGTTGATGAAGTAGTTAATAGTTTAAAACAAAAAAGACCTGATACAAACGTTGACTACGCAAGAGAAGTTGCGGAATGGCGATATCAATACATGGATAAATGTAAAGCGTTATATGGTGGAGTCAACGTCGATACAGGAAAAATAGTAAATGGCGATTATAAAGAAGTTTATAAAGCGCTTGAATATTGCAATATAACCCCAAATGATAAATTAATAAATAAAAGTTTATTATGAATAGAATTAGACACGCGCATGAATATGATAAGATGACAGATGAGTCATTGATGGAAAAAGTAACAAAGGGTTGGAAAAGCAATGAAACTCCGTGCGGGACAGGCTCAGAGCTTAAGAACGCAACGTTTATAATAGACCTCTTACCAAAAATAATTGAAGAATATAATATAAAGACTATATCAGATGTCGGAGCAGGTGACTTGCATTGGATAAAAACTATGAAATTAAATTGTAATTACGTAGGATATGATTTGTATCCAAGGCACGAAGACGTTGTTAAATTTGATGCTACTAAAGAAGTGATTCCACAAAGTGACTTGATACTATGTCGTCATGTGTTAAATCATTTATCAATACAGTTTTCTGAAAGATGTCTTTTAAATTTTCAAAAAAGTAAATCAAAATACTTATTAATGACAAATTTTGATAAGCAAGAAGACTATTGGTCTCAATATAATTTAAAAATAGAAACGTACGGTTATGAAAAAATAAAAACTTATGAAGAATGCCAAAAATGGAATTTAGAATTGTATATAAGTAATGATTCATAAAATAAAACACGTTAATACAGGAACTAGCCGGAGAGCAAAATATAGATTAGGTGACGCATATTTCTGTAAAAACTCTGCGTGGAAAGTACTTCGTGATAATTTTCAAAATACTATAGGTGGCGATTATGTATGGCAGATGGGTGAAGTAAGAAGAAAAGGCGCACCTAATTTAAGCCTAATTAAAAAAATAGTAGATGAACATATTATTAAACATAATTATAAATTACCAGAAGACGATGAATTGGTCATTCATTATCGTCTAGGTGACAGAACATATGTGAGGCATAAAAGAACCAAGTATGACACTATTGAACCTGATATAAACATAGCTTTTAATAAAATAAATAAATTATACAATCAAATTAATGCTAATAAAATAACTATTGTTACTGCTTGGCATATTAATTTAAGTAGAAAAAAACATACACTTACAGATGAACAATTAGAAGACACAAGTTTTCTTGAAAGGTTAATAGAAAGATTAAAAGAGAAAAATGTAGATATACTGTCACAGGAAAAGCCAGACGCTGATTTTTGTTACTTAGTAAAAGCAAAAGGTCTTGTTACAACCTGTGGTTATTTTTCAAAATTAGCAAATCTGTGTAATTCAAATTCAATATCGTTATGAGTCAAATAATACAATCAACTAAAATAATTAATTGCATTAATCTTAAAACACCGGCACTAATTGATCCACCGCTTTATGCTGAGGTTGGAGAGCCACCAAAGAAGCTAATTGTTGCTTGTGTTTGGTGGGGTAATAAATATGGAAAAAATTATATAGAAAAACTTCGTAATTCAGTAAAAAGAAATCTATCTATTCCTTACGAAATGGTATGTATTACTGATAGAGATGATGTACCTGATGGTATTACTACGATACCAGCGCCTAAAAATAGTGAAGGCTGGTGGCAAAAAGTAAATCTATTTCACCCTAAGCTCTTTCATCCGCAAAATAGAATTATGTATCTTGATTTAGATGTTGTGATTACAAATTCTTTAGATGCATTTGCGTGTTCTCAAGGTGAATTTGTAATGATAGAAAACTTTGGGCCCAACAAAAAACATGCAGCATATAACTCCTCATGTATGGTATGGACACCTTCAGAAAAAACACATAGAATACACAATAGCTTTGATAAAGTAATTACAAACGAATTACATGGTGACCAATGTTGGATATGGCGTGTAATGGAAAAAGATATTAAAGCATTTAGAAAGGACTTAGCAGAAAGTTACAAATATAATCGTAGAAGACCTGATTGGAGAAGAGAGTCAAAGGATACGGCTCTATGGATATTTCACGGAAAACCTGATCCTCACGAAGTAAATGATCCAATCATTGTTAAAAATTGGTGTTGACAACTATGCCTAAATAATGTATTATGAATGATATGAAAAAATTAAATATACTTGTAACGGGTGGAGCAGGATTTGTTGGAACAAATCTGATTAAAAAACTTTTAAACAATGGCCACACCGTAACATCAATAGATAACTATTCTACTGGTTATGACACAAATCATGTAGATGGGTGTGAGTATCTTACTGGAGATATTACGGATAAAGAGGTAATTAAAACTCTTCCAACTAATATTGATGTGATGTTTCACTTAGCAGCTCTTGCAAGAATACAACCATCTCTTAAAAATCCAACGAAAACAATTGAAAACAACTTTAATGGCTCATTAAACGTATTAGAATATGCTAGAGAAAATGATATTCAAGTAATATATGCTGGTTCTAGTTCAATGCACCACGGATTATACGGTAGTCCCTATGCGTGGTCAAAGTTTGGTGGAGAAGAATTATGTAAAGTGTATAGTTCAGTCTATGATTTGAATACAACTATCTGCCGATTTTATAATGTGTATGGACCACATCAATTAAAAACAGGAACATACGCTACAGTAATTGGTATTTTCTTAGATCAATACGAGAGTGGTAGCCCTTTAACAGTTACTGGTGATGGTGAGCAACGTCGAGACTTTACACATATTGATGATATTGTTGATGCACTGTACCTTTGTATCGGTAAAGACTTTAGAGCAGAGTTCTTTGAACTTGGGCGAGGTGTAAACTATTCAATTAATGAACTTGCAGATATGTTTGCACCCGCTAAGTATGTGCACATACCAGCTAGACCGGGTGAGTATCCATTCACACTATGCGAAGATAAAAACGCATTTGAAAAACTTGGGTGGGTTCCTACTAGGAATTTAAAAGATTATATTGAGAGCCAATTGTAATGCCTACATACGCACAAGACGATAAATGGAGATTTGACTACGAATGGAATCAAATGAAAGCTCGAGTAGATAAACTTGAAAAACAAGTTTATTGGTTAGAACGGTTTAAAGCCTCAGTCAAAGAAAAACAATGAAACAAATATTAACATACGCTGCGATTGCTATATCATTACCTTTTATGGTAACTGTAGGAGCGATATCAGGTTTTATTTCGGGTGGATGGTACGTAGTCAATAATTGGCCTGAACAGCTTTATAATATGTTAAATAAATATGAATAGACCAAAACAACAAAAAGTAACAAGAAAACAGTTACAGCAAAATTTAAATAGTTTTCGTGAACTATACACTAAAGCTGTATACTCAATAATGGAGATTCGTCACGCATTGGGCGATACCGATGCTAAGTGGACTCACCCCGAACTTATTGAAAATATAAAAAAATTAGTAGGCAAAGACAATAGTCCAAGTGATTAAAACATTAGCAGATTATATAATGTTTCTAAAGAATGTAATGCCTTTAGAAATGTGTAAAGAATTAATCGAAACTTATGATTCTGTTCATAAGCAAGAACGCGTTTATAGAAAAAATAAGATATTAGATTTTGAAGAAATAAACATGTTAGACAATGATGCTTTCGAGAAATTTCGTGAGCCGATGGGTAAGCTAATGCATGCAGTAAGTAAACACTACATGGAGAATACACACAATATATTACGTGATAGACTGCCTTGTTATGAGCCTTTAAAAGATTATGAAGCACCACGTATAAAAAGATACGAACCAAATCAAGGTATTTTTGATTGGCATATTGATGCTGCTGATCAAGAAACAGGAAAGAGAGTTATCGTAATGTTTTGGTATTTAAATGATGTAAAAGAGGGTGGTGAAACAGTATTTGATATTGGACAAGAATTAAAGATTCCACCACAAGCTGGTTCGGTATGTGTCTTTCCACCTACTTGGAATTTTCCACATAAAGGCGCTACCCCTATTTCAAATCCTAAATACTGTATATCATCTTATGTTTGGCTACCTCTTAAACCAGGTCCATGTGATTAAACTAACAAACTCTAAACCCTAAAACATATAAATAAATCACTATGAGTAACGACATATTCGACTTCGGTTTTACAACAGTTGATGAAAATGAACTAGATGTAATTCAACAGGCACAAGAAAAAGTATCTAGCGCGTCCGCGGACGTTAGCGCTTTGTATAAAAAGCTAGATAAACTTTATAATTCATTTACGCCTTTATTAAATAACCTAAAGAAAAATCCTCAAAAAGAATATATCTATTGGCCGAATAGACTTGATAAAATTGAACAATTCGAGTCACACATTCAGACAATATACAAAGAAAAAATATAAATGGAAAAACTAATAACATTTGCTACAAGCAAAAAAGGTTTAATTGTCATTGGTGTAATCGTACTAGCGGTTGTATTTAATGCATTAAAAGGTGGCTGTTGCTCTAAAGATGGAGCATCATGTGATGCACCCGCAGCCTTAACTGAATAACAACTAAACATCAAATATTATGGTAACAGTAATCATTACATTCGTTGTCGGTTTTATTGTTGGAGCACTAGTTGCTCGAAATAATATCGTCAAGTTAAACAAGGTGGTTGAAGAAGCTAAGGAAGCTGCAGAAAAAGCAGAAAAAGAATTAGCAAAGCTAAAATCTAAGCCCAAGCCTAAACCTAGGGCCAAGAAACCTACACCAAGAAAAAAGCCGGTTAAATAACCCGTTCTTTAAACAGAAAAGCCTCATCTTATTGATGAGGTTTTTTTTATACTTTCTCTCCAGGCTTCACGGTGATGTTTTATCCAATCCATTAGTGCAAAACTAAAGCCGACATCTCTGCCAGCTTTTTCCGATTCGACCCATTTATGTTTTAGAATTTCTTCCAATTCAGATTTGTAATATTGATAGAATGTACTTGTTTCTTTTAAGTCCATTAATTGTTACTATCAATCTTCCCCTTGCGTATCAACGTTAGAACGGTGTCTATCTGTAATGTGTCTTTCTTGAATAAGAATTTTAAGCTTCATATCTAAGCGAATCATATCATTATCAAGAGCTTGAATTTGTCTTTTGAGTTTTCCTAATGAACCACCGGCTTGACTAAGAGCGGGCTTGACTTCTTTTGTTACCCATTTCCATATATACCAAATGAAGTAACCAGTTAAAAGCAATGCTATAACAGGAAATCCAAATGTTTGGATTGTGTCTGCCCAAAATGTAAAATCTCTTCCGCTCATATATTTATTTTTTGTTAGTCATGTGCAGCGTAATATTCTTTTTTAGAAACATTACGTAGTTTTTCTAAATCTCTCAATCTAGCACCTTGAAATAGTAATACATTTTTTTGGCTATTGATTCTCATTTCGTGTTCTTCTATTTTTATTTGCTGGTCTTTAATTATTTGAGAATATTTGCTTATGTCTTTATTTAATAAGTAGAAAGATAATACAATGAGTAATATTAATGTAGGAAAAATCAGTTTAGTCATCTCTACAATCTTCTTTACCTTCAGAAGCCGCTACTCTTTCAAGATTTGGTTCTACATTAAATGCGCTAGAAAACAAACAATCAATCTTTACTATATCATTGTTCATTACATCACATTTATTTTCAAGTGAAAGCAATGCGTTTGATATACCGGTAATTTGGTCTTTTACTTGAGCCAAAATAAATTTAAGAATTAGGAATAAGAATCCTCCAGTTGCTAATGCTACAGTGATTGGTACTCCTACCGATTGAATAAAGTTAAGTATATCTCCAGTCATATATCTATTTATACAAAAAGGCCCCTACAACACAAAGTTATAGGGGCCTAAGTGATATTTAATTAGATTAGAAGCTAAAAGCTACACCAAAATCGAGGGTGCCTGCCCATTCGTTATTGGTTCCAGCGATTCCGCTCAAATCATTGTTTAAGTAGTTATACTGAGCGTATAACGCTTCGTGTTGAATTCGTACGAATCCTAGTGTATATGTATAATCATCTGTATAACCAAATGATTGACCATATCCACCTCCAACATAAACATCAAACAACTTGCTTGACGTCAGATGTTGAATAACCGAGGCTTCAATTATTCCTGCTTCATCTTCATCGATAGAAACATCGACTTGTGTGGTAAACACATCAAGTACGTTAAGATCGTATACAGCATAGAGCTCATACAAATCTTCACTATCATCAGCCTGTGATAATAGTACTCCTGTTCCTAATGCACCAATTGGTGTACTTAGTGTAGTTCCTACTGAAGCGTATAGCTCAGAAGAATCTGAATCAACATACTCTAAATCGCCGCGTAGACCAAGTGCCTTAAAGACCGGTAAGTCTGCTCCGACTTTATAATATAGAGAATCTTCTGAGCTACTATAAGCACCTGAGTCGATTCGTTTTTCATATTGACCTATTTCTACATCAAAGACAGTAGCATCAGCTTTGCTTGAGAAGAATAGATATCCAGCAACCACTACAACCGCAGCGATTACCCATTTGTTTTTTAGTATTTTATTCATGTTTCTTTTTGTGGTTAAATGAAGGCACAGTTATACACCTCCAACTAAAATTGTATTGATTCTAACTCTGAGAGATTACTTTCCGCCAGGTGTGAAATAGAATCCAATTATCGCTCCCAAAGTGGCGACTGAGACCAAAGAAATGTGTCCCGTTGTGATTGCCGTGGTGACGTCTGCTCCACTTGGAAAAGTGACGAGTCCCCACAACAGTTTGATTGCTTCTTTGTTTTCTGGTGGGGTGAAGGTGACAAGTTCAACACTGGGCCAGATGGTACAGAGTATGGAGACGGTTGCAAAGTTACACATCCCGATAAGAGCAATAATACGACGGGTACCACGAGTAAACAAATTTGCTTCTGGGTCTGTTGCATCTCCAAACACCGCTTGTTGAAACTTAATATTTGAGCCAGACATTGCCAAATCCCTAGCCATTTCTCTTTTTGCTTTTGCTGCTCTTCCCTCATTTATTGATTGTATGGTTCCTGCGACTATCTTGAGCATCGACCCCATGCCGGTAGCACCAAGAGTAGTCAATAACATTGTAATTAATCCAAACATAAGTTTATTTATACGCTCAAAAAGCCTCACTTTTATAAATAGAATTGAGGTTATGGCTAAAGAGAAAGAGAAAAACACAAACTCAGACGAAGAACTAACCCTTGAACAGGCTCAATTAGTCATTCGAAGGCTAGGAAACCCTGATCGTAAAATCAAAGAACTCGAGCTATTAAAACAAGCTTCTGTTGTTGTGGCGAAAGAAACACAACCAGAGTTCGAATTTGATGACGATGAAGGCAACGATGTCGATATAGGATTAAGCTCTGACGAATCTGTAGCCTCAGAATTAACTAAACCACCTAGCTTCCTAGAACATGCTGGCTCTCAAATTGCTAGTCTAGGAACAGCCGGTGTTATGGCAATTGCATCAGCAACATATTTTCAAGTAGATACTGTAGTTGAGCAAACTAGAGAAGTCGTTGCTGTTGCCGAACAAAAATGGGAAGAGTTCGAAGAAGAACATCCGAATTTTAATTGGGACGATCCGTTTGAAGCGTTTACAACGGTTGTAGGTATTGGTGAGCTTGATATTGATATAGACCCTACCACTGGTACTGCAGTCCCGTCAACAGAACAAAAAGAAGCTAATGAATCTACAACACTACCTAAAGGAACAGAATCGAGTGGAGAAGCATCTTCAAAGGAAGAAGTTTCTGAAGAACCCACTGAGGCCTCTGATAAGAGTGATAAAGAGGACGATAAATCGAATGATGATGCGGTAGAAGATGAAGAAGAAGAAAAAGAAGAGCCTAAGAAGAAAAAGAAGAAAGGCCTATTAGGCTTATTTGGTGGCAATGATGATGACGAGGACGAAGAAGAAGAAGAGTCTGAAGAAGAAGAAGTAGAAGAAGAAAAGGAAGCTAAAGAGGAGTCCGAAGAGCCAGCAGAAGAAGAGAGTGAAGAACCTGAAGCAGAAGAAGAATCTAACGAGTCGGAACCAGAAGCCGAAGAGGAACCAGCTCAAGAAGAAAAACCCAAAAAGAAATCTGGTGGATTATTCAGCGCCCTATTCGGCGGTGGTGATGATGAAGAATCCGAAGAACCAGAGGACGAACAACAAGGAGAGGAACCAACACAAGATGACGACACAATACCAGATGAGCAAGCAGAAGAAGAGCCTACTGAGGAGCCTGAGACGAAAACGTCTGAGGGAGAAGCTGACGGAGCAAAACCAACGGCAGAATCAGTTGCGAACACCGATACTGCAGAATCGAATGGTATAGCAGAGAAGAAATCTAGTGGCGGGGGCCTTTTTTCATTTTTCACAAATAAAGAGGAGGTGGTCGAAGATAGTGAAGTATCTGCAGAATCCGAAGAACCAGAAATACTGGTTGCTGATTCTGAACAGGCCCCTGAGCCACTCTCTGAAGAATCAGAGATTGAAATACAAGATGAACCTTTACCCATTGATGCAATAGATGACATCAAACCGCATTCAATGGTTGATGACACCGCCTTTACAGAAACTGAAATAGAAGTAGAAGCTGAAGTAGAGGTAGAGGTTGCAGAAATAGAAATGGATGTTCAAATAAACATCGAAGATATTTTAGAAATGTCTGAAATAGCTATCGAAGAAGTACAGATAGCTGATGTAGGCGGAGACGATATTATAGATGATATCGAACAAGTAATAACACCAATAGATGCAATAGTTGTTTCTCCTGCTGGACCATTATTAGCATCTAACAACAGATAAAAAACTATGATAGGAGAAATATTAGAA